GTCAAAGTTGGGCTTAAGCAGCACCAATTTGATGCTCTGGTGTCTTTTGCGTTCAACTGCGGCATTGGCAATCTTCGGTCATCTACCCTCTTGAAGATGGTCAATGCTGGCAATTTCGATGCTGTCCCGGCTCAATTTATGCGGTGGACGCGGGCGGCTGGCAAAGAACTTCCCGGCCTTGTTCGCCGCCGCCGTGCGGAAGCCGCTCTGTGGCGTGGTGTCGATGAAGCAGCCAAGGTAGACCATAACGAATCAGCCTCCAAGCCGGATGCCCTGCCTCCCGCCAAGACTATGGCGGATAGCAAGCAAGGAAATGCCGCGTTTGTCACTGGTGGGTTGGCTGTCATGGGCGCTGCCAAGGAAGCTACTAACCAAGCCAAAGACGCATCTGACATGATTGATGTACTTACCTCCATTGTGTCTGGCCCGAACTTTTTGATACTGGTGGCAATCGGGGCTTTGGCGGGGGCCATTTGGTATTGGCGTTACCGCAACATGGAGGAACACGGTGTTTAGCCTGCTGTTCACACCTATTGGTAGGTATGCGATCTTGGGTGTTATTGCCGTCTTGACCATATTTGGCGTCTACATGAAGGTTCGATCTGACGCCATAGCTGGGGCTGAAGCTAAGGCTACCCTAGATGCTCTTGAAAGGACTGAAAATGCGATACGTTCTGGCGATGCTGTTGACACTTCCGCTGGCGGGCTGCGCCAGCACGACAAGTTCCAGCGTAACGACTAAATCGGCTTGCGTTGTTTGGCGGGATATTTCTTGGTCTGCCAAGGATACTGACCAGACGATCCGCGAAATCAAAGTAAACAATGCCCGCAGAGAAGGTTGGTGCGCTGGCCTTAATTAGGTGCTATAATGGACCGGCAAGGAGATAGGCATTGACTACTGGTCTTTCATACGCCGGAACTGTGGCGGGCACCAACAGCTATGTGGATCAGATTGCCACTATGGCGGTGGTGTCGCCTAGCGATTCTGCGTACCTCACCATCTTGCCGCAGATGATAACCTACGCTGAAAATAGGATGTACCGTGATCTGGATTTCTTGTTTACATCTATTTCCACCACAGCCTATGGCCTCACGGCAGGAAACAGGATCATTGCGGTCCCTGCGGGGACTTTTGTGGTTCCTGAACAAATCAACGTCTTGACGCCTAGCGGCTCCAGTAATCCAGATACAGCTACTCGCGTTCCATTGTTGCCAACAACTAAAGAATTTATCGACGCAGTATATGGGTCTGGCGCAACTGCAAACCGTGGCGTTCCGCAGTATTTTGTACCATTTGATGACTACACGTTTCTGGTCGGTCCCTATCCAGATGCAAACTATACTTGTGAGATTGTTGGCACCTACCGCCCAGATAGCCTTTCTGCAACAAACACAACGACATTTATCAGTCTTTACTTGCCGGATATATTTATCATGGCGTCTATGATCTACATCAGTGCCTATCAGCGCAACTTTGGCCGGGCCAATGACGACCCGCAGATGGCGATCACCTATGAAAGCCAGTATCAGGCACTTCTCAAGTCAGCCATGATGGAAGAGAACCGCAAGAAGTTTGAAGCCGCAGCGTGGTCTTCGCAGTCGCCGTCTACCGCAGCCACACCAACGCGAGGCTAACACATGCCTCACAGCGCCTTTAAGGTTTTGCCGGGGGTTGACCAGACCAAAACCCCGACCCTGAACGAAGCTGCAATTTCGGAAAGTCAGCTTATTCGGTTTGTGCCGGATAGAACCCTTGGTGGGTTGGTCCAGAAGCTTGGCGGCTGGACCAAGTTTTTTTACGGAGCCATAGGGTCTTATGTCCGCTGCCTTTGGGGATGGGAAGATAGCAATGCCAATTCGTATCTGGCAGTTGGCGCAGACGGCCAAGGGCCAATCACTGTAACTGGAGCAAGTGGAAACGGCACAACTGTAACACTTACATATGCTACCCCATTTACGTTTCTTACTGGGCAAAAAATTATTGTTTCCAACATTGTCCCCAGCGGGTACAACGGGACGTACATTGTTACCGGAACAACTCCAAATTCTGTCTCATATGCAAGCGCCACTACAGCCGCCTACACGTCTGGCGGGTCCATAGTTGGTGGCGGCGGATCACTGCAAGTAATTCAAGGTGGGGGCATTACAGACATAACCCCGCAAACTTTGACGGTAGACGTTGCTGTTAACTTTTCGACGACTGCCGGAAGTAACGTAGTAACCGTTACAGATACGGGCCGCAGCATCGACCCCTACGATGTAGTTAATATACAAACGCAAGTAAGTGTTGGCGGTTTAATCCTTTTTGGGCAGTATCAATGCTACAATGTGGGCGCATTTGTAAATACATATGAAATATTGGCATATGATGTACTTGGAGAACCTGAAAACGCAACATTTTCTACTATATCAAAAGCCGTAACAAATGCTTCTGGTACTGGCTCTATAGCAACCCTTACTTACGCAGCCTCATATACCATTGAGGTTGGAAGCGTAATCACGGTATCCGGTGTAAACCCAGCAGGGTACAATGGAACCTACATTGTAACCGCATCAACTGCCACAACAGTCTCATATGCAAACACTACAACCGCAGCATTTGTCAGTGGCGGAACCGTGCAGAATCGGGGCTCAGTTTCGCTATTTAATACAACTGTAGACAGTGATTTTGCCACTGTGACTCTTGCCAATCATGGGTATGCCGCTGGAGATACGTTTCCAGTCCTTGTTGCGTCAATAATAGGCGGCATTTCATTTTACGGCAATTTTACCATTCTGTCCGTATCTAACACAAGCCAATTTCTAATTTCTGGCGCATCTCTTGCAACTTCCACAACCAGCGGCCTAGAAAACTCAGGCAATGTTAGGTTCTTATATCATAACGGGATCGGCCCCGGTGGTCCGGCGACAGGATATGGTGCTGGCGGATATGGCTTGGGCGCGTATGGCAGCGGCGCGGCTGTTGAAGTGGGTGCTGGTGTCCCCATAAACGCAACGGACTGGACTTTGGACAATTGGGGCGGCTTTTTGCTTGCCTCCCCATCGGGTGGTCCAGTTTATCTGTGGGACCCCAACTCTGGCAATCCAATTGGGCTGGTAATACCCAACGCGCCGCCAGTCAATAACGGAATGTTTGTAGCGATGCCGCAACGTCAGGTTGTAGTTTGGGGTTCTACTTTTACTGGCATTATAGACCCAATGCTAATTCGCTGGTCTGAAGTAGACGACTACGATCAGTGGATTGCATTGATTACCAACCAAGCGGGTAGCTATAGGCTTCCCAAGGGCTCCCGGATTGTTCAGTGCATCCAAGGTCCGCAGCAGGGCCTTATTTGGACCGACCTTGGGTTGTGGGCAATGCAATACGCTGGCCCCCCTTACGTCTATCAATTCAATGAACTTGGAACCGGCTGCGGGCTAATTGGCTCCAAGGCTGCGGGGTCAGTAAACGGTATTGTGTATTGGATGGGGCCAAGCCAATTTTACCGCCTTTCTGGCAACGGCGTGGAGCCTATTCGCTGCCCAGTTTGGGATGTTATTTTCCAAGACCTAGACATGGACAATTTGGACCGGATTAGGTTTGCAGCCAATTCTAGGTTTGGTGAAGTTACTTGGTATTATCCAACATATGGAAACGGTGGCGAAAACAGCCATTATGTTAAGTATAGTTTCGTTCTTGACCAATGGGATTTTGGAGCCCTTAGCCGGACTGCATGGATCAATGAATCCGTGCTTGGCCCCCCAATTGGGGCTGGAGACGACACTTATATCTATCAACACGAAACCTCTAAGGATGCTGATGGTCAGGCAATGGTATCCTCCTTCCAGACGGGCTATTTTGCCATCACGGAAGCTAATGAAAAGATGTTTATAGACCAAATTTGGCCCGACATGAAATGGGGGTATTACGGTGGAACGCAGGGCGCGAACGTGCTAATTACGTTCTATGTAACTGATTATGCTGGACAAACCCCTATTCAGTATGGTCCATATACCATGACAGAGGCTACTACATTCTTGACGCCAAGATTCAGGGGCCGTCTTGTTTCCGTAAAGATCGAAAGCAACGACATTGGCTCATTTTGGCGTCTTGGTAATATCCGCTACCGCTTCCAACCGGATGGGCGCTACTAATGGCTGTTAGCCTTTCAGACATCCTTACCACCCAGAAGAATGGCGTCGTCGCCTTAAACAACATTTCCGCGTCTAATTTGCGCGGTCAAGGGACTCAAACATCCGCTACCGTTACAAGCCCCACCCTTATAATGGTTGGTAGGGGCTATTCGGTTAATTTTGCTGTTGTTGTGGCTGGTAGTACTGTTGGCACAATCAACAACGCTGCAACAATTGCCCTAGCTGGAGCGGCTAATGTTTTGTGCGCCACTCCCGCCGTTGTCGGGGTGTACCAAACTGGTCAGTTTTTTAACTCTGGCTTGGTAATCATACCGGGTACAGGCCAATCCATCAATGTCACTTATTCTCCGGGGTAAATCATGGTTCCTGCCAAGCCACAAACCCAAGGTATTAAGCCGCACATTGGCCCCATCCACAGTGCTGTGGCTGGCCGCACGGATCATCTGCCAATGCACGTCCCGTCAGGATCGTATGTTATCCCAGCAGACATAATCTCTGCAATGGGGGAAGGCAATACAATGGCCGGGTTTAGGATCATGAATGACATTACCAACCAATATGGCGGGCAAACATCAGGATATGCTTCTGGTGGGTATGCAGGCCAGTTGGTTCCCATTGTCGCTGCGGGCGGAGAATATGTAATCTCCCCCGAAGTGGTAGCAAACATGGGAGGAGGCGACATGGATGTCGGTCACGGTGAATTAGACGCCTTTGTTACGAAAATGAGAGCTAAAACCGTGGATACGCTGAAAAAGCTTCCCGGACCTAAACAAAGTTAAGGATGGAAAAATTCTCCATGCAGTCGTTTGGCGGCATCACAATAGGCTTGGTGAGCTTCTTCTTTAGTGTGGAAGCAACCAAGATATATGTTCTTTTTTTCATGCCTTATTTGCGCCATCCAACATTTATTTTCTTCCTTCATCCAAGGCAACCGCCGAACGCCTTTAACGCCACACCTGTTATTGCTTTTGCTGTTTGCCCGATTTTGCCCATGTGTCGCTTCACGAAGATTTTCAAACCTATTGTCCGATTTATTTCCGTTAATATGGTCAATTTGAAGTTTCGGCATAGAACCTGTTACATAGAACCACGCAAGGCGATGTGCCGAATAGGCTTTCCCACCTACTTCAATGTAGCGATACCCCTTGTTTTTTTTAACATATCCTGCTTCCGCTCCAACTTGAACTTTGGGGCGCGCGCGAGACCATGTAAACACCCCGGTTTGGGGGTTATACAAAAGGACGGATGTAAGGTAAGAATGTTCCATAAAGGTATCTTGCCAGACTTTCGCGAAGATTGCAACTTGCTGGGGATAAAATATGCTTGAAGACTTGGGGATACGGATTGGGGTGCCGGAAGATGTGCATCCTATGATGGAATTGGCATTAAGCGCCTGCGGGGAAAACGGGTTTGTAAATCCTGATCCGCAAAAGCTTTTGGCTGAAATTTGGCCTGCGTTGAACCTTGATAAAGGTTTAATGGGTATCATCGAAGGTGAAAATGGTATTTTGGAAGGTGCGGTCCTTCTCAGGGTAGGAACCATGTGGTATAGTCAAAGTCCTGTATTAGAAGAAAAGGCAATTTTTGTGCATCCAGAACACAGAAGCGCCAAAGGTGGAAGAGCTAGGCGTCTTTGTGAGTTTACTAAACAGGCATCCGATGAATTGGGCTTGCCTTTGATTATTGGTGTACTTTCTAATCATAGGACGGAAGCTAAAGTTCGTCTTTATGAGCGGCAATTTGGTAAGCCTAGTGGCGCGTTTTTCTTGTACAACGCACATACTGGTGCCTTTGCGGCTCCATTGGAGTAAATGGAATGGGTGGCAAGTCAAGCACATCAACATCTTCAGTAAGTATCCCGCCGGAACTTATGGCGAAGTACAACGCTGTTTATGCCCGTGCTGAAAAAGCCGCCGATAAACCCTTCCAGCCATATACTGACAAATTTGTTGCCGGTTTAAACGAAACGCAAAAATCTGGCATTACCGGCACCAATGAAGCAGCAAATATGGCCCAGCCGTATTATGGCGCTGCTACTGGCCTTACTTTGTCAGGGGCTCAAGATGTGGGCCCTTTGACAAAGGAGCAAATTGCATACTATCAAAACCCTTACACTGAAGCCGTTGCCAATCCCACGCTTAAGGCCCTCCAGCAGCAACAGGGCCAAGAGCGCGCAGTTCAGCAAGCGCAGGCCATCAAGTCGGGCGCTGCAGTTGGCGACAGGTCCGGTGTAGCGCGGGCTCAATTGGCGGGCCAGCAAAACCTAGCTACCGCTAGTGCGCTTGCTCCTATCTATAAGGAGGGCTACAACAACGCATCAGAGCTTGCAAAATCCCAGCAGCCCGTTATTGCCGCCGATCTTGCTAGAAGGATGAAGGCTGGCGAACAAATTGCCGGGATCGGCACCACAGCCCAAGAAGCTGCTCTTAAGGGTTCGGCAGCCAAGATTGCTGCTGGTACTGTTGAACAACAGACAGAACAGGCCGACCTTACAGCTAAATACCAGCAATTCCTTCAAGAGCGCGGTTTTGATTTTCAAACCGCACAGTTTTTGGCTGGTATTGCTCTTGGTTTCGGCACGTCTTCGGGTTCCACAACGACATCGACGCAACCCACTGGGTTCTTCTCTGATGAGCGCCTGAAGCATGATGCTCACCGAATCGGTGAGACAGATGACGGTCTGCCGATCTATAGCTTCAAGTACAATGGTGACAATAAGACCCAAATCGGCCTTATGGCGCAGGACGTTGAAAAACGTAAGCCCGAAGCCGTTGGCCTTGCGCCTGCATCTGATGGCAAGATGTACAAGACGGTTGATTACGACAAGGCGACCCGCAGCAATAAGGACTACGGCGGCGGCGTCATGGGCAACTATGATCCGTCTTCGATGGGCGGCGCGGTTGCCCCCGGCCTTGCTGGCGAAGGTTTTGCAGATGGCGGTATGCCGGGCAAAATGGGATATGTCCCTACCGTCAATTTGCCCATCAGTAAGCTGATGGTGGCTGACCCTAAATCGTTGCAGCAAAGCAAGTCAGGATTGGCTTCGGCTGTTGA